CCTCCTGTAATTTTTTTAGTAAATCTTTTCTTTTTGTATTTCCTTCATTATAGCTAATAATTTTAGATACAGTATTATTAATATGCATTTGCTCTTGCATTAGCTCTTTTGTGCTATTCTTTGTAGCTTCGTCAATTTCTTTCTGTAAACTATTTTGCTCCTCTAATTCTTCGTTTAGCTCTCTGTGTTTCCCAACTAATTTACTGATAACAGGTATAAGTAGCGTTGCTCCTGTTAATATTAGCCCAAACGGATTTGTTTTAGCTAAATTTCCTAACATCTTAAATGCTAAATTAAAACCTTGTAAACCTGCAGTACCAGCTAAAACACTAGTTTGCAAACCTACAAAACCAGCTTTTAATGTTGTAATTAGAGGTATAATACTTTTAACTATTTTTAGAATTTGCGACCCAATTAACAACGCAGGTCCTATAGCTGCTACCAAACCACCAACTACTACTATTGTCGTTTTTGTGCTATCACTTAATTTACTAAAAAAGCTACTTACACCTTTTAATACATTTGTTAACAAGTTCAAAACAGGTACTAATGCTCCTTTTATTCCTGTGCCTAATTCCATAATAGTACCTTTAGCACTTTCAACAGCTACATTCCATTTATATTCTAAAGTCTGTTGTGTATTTTGAAAAGCAGCATCTAAATCACCTCCAGCATTAGCTATATCATTAAAGATAGCTGAAACCTGCTCTGAATTCTTGCCTACTAATCCTAAAACACCCGTCAATGACCTAACATTATTAAATACTTTCGCAATGCTTTGCTCACCAAATTGTGCAACTAAAGTATCTATTTGCTGCAGAAATGGCAATAAACCTTGCGTTGTTAATGTATTATAAAGTTCATCATAGCTTGTGCCCATATCTAACAACGCTTGTTTGCCTTGCTCACTCATATTTAGCATTTCAGATAAAACGCCACGTATTGCAGTTACAGCATCAGGCACACCCATACCGATTAATGTTAATCCAGCTACTGCTGCACTAACTTGGTCAAAGCTAACATTCATCTGTGCTGCAACAGGTAATATCCTACCTAAATTCGTAGCCAAATCAGACGCTTCTGCCTTACCATCTTTAACAGCTCTAATTAAGATATCTGTTGCCTTTGCTGCACTTATATTTTCCTCGCCATATGCTTGCAAGACGCTTGTTAGCAATTGCGATACATCAGAGCTTGTCCCCAAACCACTTGCAGCTGCTTTTGCTGATTTATCCAAAATATCTAATGCAGCTGCACCTTGAAAACCAGAACTTGCAATAAAATAGAACCCTTCCGTTACTTCTTTTAAACTATTACCAGTTGTATCTGCTATCTCTTTAACTTGACCTTCTAATGAGCTCCATGCCTCTTTGCTAACATCTGTCAAGCTAACTATCTGAGTTACTACACTTTCATAATCTTTATATAATTTGAAGCTGCCTACACCAACAGCTGCAATCGGTGCTGTTAACATTACTGACATCTTTTTACCTACAGTAGCCATCTTGCTCGCAGTCACTTCTAATCTGCTCTGCATTTTACTTATTCCACGCTCAAATTCTGTTAAGTCTACACCTATCTTTGCTATTAAACCACTAATTTCCATTATTTTCCTTTTTTATAAAACTATTTAAAAATGCCTCAAATTCATCATTGCTAGCAATTCTATCTAAATTATCCTTTTTTTCATTGTCCCACGGAAATTCAAGCTTTGGAATTTCCTTTACGTAAGGATTTTGTGCATACATATTAAGAACATTAAAACGAGCTACCTCATACATATTTCTAGCTAAAAATATTAATTTTTCATTTTCTATTTCTAAATGTTTATCTAATAAAAAAGTGAGCTCACCGACTGTACATTCCATTATCTCATCAAAACTCATAAACGGTAAGCTCACTCTAAAAAACATTATCAATTCGTTTACATCTTTTATTTCATTTTTTTTTCCGTATTAGGAGTATTACTACCTTTATCTGTCAATGCTGTTAAGCTTTTTACAATTATTTCAACGAATTTCAAAAATATATCATAATCATCTATTAGTACATCAGTTTTTTCCCATTCTTTTTTAATCTTAACATTAGCTCGTTCACAACCTACTATTATTGCGTGTTTTAGCAAATATGTAATAGCTTCAATATAATATGCACCTGGTTTATCTGTCAAAATTATCTCAAGCAAATCTTTGTCATATTTTTCTTTAAAATCAATGTTGGCTTTACTGATAACAGTTAATGTCACGATAACAGGTATCTTTTCGCCATTAAACTCTAAAAAATCAACATTTGGTATCATAATATTATTTTTTATGCGTCCCAATCTATATGCGTGCTATTATCATCAAAATAGAATGCGTCTATTACCTCCATTACCTGATTTAGTTTGTAAATCAAAATATAGCTAATTTGATTTTTCTGATTATTGGTCAAAGCACTATAACCTTGATATGCAGTAGTTGTATCAGCTATGTAAGTAGTGTAATTAACATCAGTAATATCATCGGGCATAGGCAAATTACTGATTAGCTCTATAACATCTAAAACATCTTGGTCTAATAAATCTACTATTGTAACTCCTGTTAATGTAGGTTTTTCTGTAATTCGCAAATTAAACGAAATACCTTGTTTACCTTTTATATTCAAATCTCTAGTTAAGTCCATTAAATATGCTCTACCTAACCATTTTTCACTATTTGGATATGTTATTCTAAAATATAATAAAGTTTGATTAGTTACAAAAGTTAATAATTCGTCATAGCCTAATTCATTTGTTCCATAGCCATCTGCAGCTATTGCTGTTACTGCAAAGTTACCAACACTAAACGTCATCGGCAGTTGCTCCTTCACCATTCCTACTGTTTCAAAGCTAGTAATATCTTCATAACTTAAAGCAAAATCCGGTCCGTTACATTCATAAGCAAACTTAACACTTTTATAATTAGTACCGTCTGTACTTAATTCTACTTTTGTTCCCTTGCCTATTATACCATACTGCAGTGTTGGCAAATAAGCTGGTAATAACGATGTGCCAGTGTGCTTTGTAATTTCACCAGTCAATTGCAAAGTAATTTCATAAGTCATTATTTCAGTAACAACGCACGTAATCGGCATTTGCGAAATGTAAGCATTAAAGGTATACTCTTTATAACCAGTTTCGGTTTTAAAAGCTATCAAAAACTCATTCAACGTTTTATTAAACATTAAATTCAAGTATTTGTCATATTCACTTGCCAGATACTGCATTTCTACAGTGAACTCACCTGCCGAAATCATACCAGCCTGAAAACTATCAAAGTCGCCAGCTACCCCATATTGCGTAATGTCTAACTCGTCTGGTGTTGCAGAAGGATATCCAATATTGCGAGCACCAGCCATATTAACATAACTGCCATTTTCTTTGATACATAATCGTGTATCTTTTCCAATTAAAATTTTTGTTGCCATATTTTTTATTGTTTAAAAATTTCTAAATTAAAATTCACTGCAAAACATTTTAGCATATTGTTATATTCATCCTGATAATCATAGCTAAAAATATCTGTCGTTTGCTCTACTGCTATAAATTGTATATTATTATAAGTAGTGCCTTCTAGCTCTTCTAGATAACTAATTACATCGCTAATTAAACTATAACTATCATCATATTTGTAATCACGTGTAGTAACTTGAATAGAAGGTTTCCTAAATTTAGCACCGTCAAACGTAAATTCAGGGCTTCTACCAGCTACATCGTAGACAGCTACACACTTCTGCGGAGTGTTCGGCATAATATTAACATATGTATATGTTATACCTTTGCTAACTAAATAATCCTTTATAATACCAGCTATACCTGTCATCGTGCATGCTTTTTTAATAATTCTTTAAAATAATTTTCGTTGCTAACTATATGCGTTTCAAAATACTTTGCACCTGAGCCAGGTTCCCTGTAATTTTTATTAATTTCGTGCACCCATACTGCATAATTAGCTGCAAACCCAATTATAGCTACCGGCTTGTTAATAGTATATGCAATCTTGCACTCACTTTCACATCTGCTAATTAAGTTATTGTCTTGCTTTGCGCCACTTCCATCTTTTCTGCCTTTGCTATATGTAAAAAACATACTATTTCTCAAATTGCCAGTGTCTTTTGGCACTGTCGGTGCAACAGTCATTGCGTCTTGTCTGACTTTTGCATAGAACTCAAAAAACACTTTGTCTGTCTCACCTTTGTAATCTACGAGATATTTATTTATATCTTTTATAGCACTCTCTATGCCTTCTAATCTAACTGTTACAGCCATACTTCATAATATTTAATGTTACTACTTTTATCAGTGTGCTCTGCAACTTGCAAAATCTTATAGCAGTTAGCAAGTTCTAACGGTGAGCTAGTAAATGTTTTATTTGCTCCTTTTACTAAAAAGCCACCAGCGGTTACTTTGCTTTTAGTATACAGTTTTGTTTTAGCTTCACTAACTATTTTATCATCTTTCACTATATTTACAATCACTTGCTCACTTTTGCATTTAATCGTTATTCCAGTGCTATAACTAAAATCACCGTTGTTATCAATGCCGCTGCTAGCAAAGTATGTCCAATCCTCATTACAAATTACATCTATAAAAGTATCAATACTGCTCATGTTACAATGAATTTAAAGTTACCTTTCTTTTTATCTATATCTGCTAATGTACCTGTGTAATCTAAATTACAAGCCATCTGTCCATAAGTAGTCGATTTTAGTCCTATCTCATTTATATCATTATATTGTAAAGTTAGTTCACCTATCTTTTCTGTAGTAGTCTGCCTTTCTATAGTTATAGCAATAAAGTGTGCAGCAGTGTATTTCTCAATTTCTGCTAATAATTCATTATCATTTATTTTATTTTGCAAATATACATTTACAAAAACGTTTGCATCTGTTATAAACTTACTTATTACATCATCTGCTAACGTTGTCTTTATTATAACTTTAACATCTGCTGCACTTACTCTATTTGCCATAATATATTATTTTTTTTTGTTTACTGCTTTTGCTGTAGTTACTTTTTTAGCTGTTGTATCACTTTTAGCTTCTCTAATAGTATCTTCAATACCTTTGTTATCTTCTACTATCTTAAAAAATTGTCTAAAAATAATCGGTATTTGCTCTATGCTCTTAACATCTATAACATCCCCATTGTGATACTCCTTGCCTTTATATACGTAACTTTTAGCTGTTAATTTTAATTTCATAACATTACTTTTTTATTTATGCATGTGTTCCTATAACTATGCCACAATTCCCGTCATAGTCAGATTTAACGGCGGGCGTTTGCATTACAAAAGATAACATTTCAAAATTCAACCACCCAGCGTTCATCAGCTGCACGGTAGTTAATTCCATACCATTTATTAATTCTATCGTATCGTTTGTCATTTGCACTAAAGCAACTGTGTCATCTGGTAAGAAATCACTAACAATAACATCTAATATACCATTTATCTTCTTAATTCTATCCATTAAAGGTATATATGCTTTCGTTGTAGCATCTACGCCGTAGTCATCATCTAATCTAGCTTCATAATTTTGTGCAACGAATAATATCCATTTACCAAAATGTTTGTCAGCGATGGATTTTTTCTTTAAAGCAATTACATCGTCTAAAATATCAGTAGTAGTAGTACCAGTAGCATTCCAATCATGTAATGTAGCTATTTTATTGCTATCACCAAAGCTAATTATACTATCTATCTTTTTGTCATCTAAAATTGTTGCATTAGCACCAAACATCATACTTTCTAACTTCTCACCAATTTTGCGTGCACCTACTTTTGCTCCTTGCAAGTCAAGTGGTCTATTATATAAACGAGACATCTGTAATTCTCTAATATCAAAGCCCCATTTCCAACTGATTACAGGTATAGGTATATTAGCTGTTTTTACAGCTTGCTTATCAGTTTCATTAGTAACTTTAAAATTCATGTTAACAGAAGCGTCGTGCATATCGCTTGTCTTCATATATTCAAGCGATTGGCTTGCAAAAGGATTTGCGAGATTATAAACTAAACCAAGTTCTTTTAGTTTAGCTATACCAACCTGTCTGCTAGCAGCAATTTCACGTAACCTAGTGTCTATTGTTTTCCACTCTTCAGGTGTAAATATAGCCATATCGTTGTCTATCAGTTTTTGTGTGTAACTTTTAGGGTCGTTTATATCACCACCTTGATAAACACTAATCTTTGCCCTACCATCTTTATCAATATAGGGTCTATTGCGAGTTATCGCATTATAATCACCAAATAATGTATTTTTATCTACTTTTATTTCCATTTTATACCTCCTTTTATTATAATATTATTACTCTTGCAAAATAAACTCCACTCTCTATTTCCTCTGCATTGTCTAATGCAATAGCAGTTACACCATATCCACTAATTGTCAATCCACTTGCTACATCTGCATATGTAGGCTCAGTAGTTATAGCAGTACTCGTTCCAACTGCATTAATTGTCAAACCACTTGCTATATCTGCATATGTAGTCTCAGCAGTTACAGTAGTGCTCGTTCCAACTGCATTAATTGTCAAACCATTAGCCACATCTGCATATGTAGGCTCAGTAGTTATAGCAGTACTCGTTCCAGTTGCATTTGCAGTATCAAATTTTTTCAATATACCATCGCCATTTGACACTAATTTATCTCCTACAGCTACATTGCTATCTACTCTAGCATAAATTACATCACCTGCATTAGCAAAATATACGTGTGCTGTATCACCAGCTGCAGCTTTGTCTAATATTGTTTTGCCAAACGCCTCATATTCAGTTACAAAGCATGTTTCTTTTAAATTGTTAGCATTAGTATTTTTTTGTAATTTAATTACACCATTTTCTGCTGTTAATTCTACCAGCATACCAGGATAGATGTCTTCTTTGCATAAAAATTCGCTCTTTATGCCTTTGCCTTTTAATACTATTGTATTTTTCATATTTACCTCCTTTTTTTTACAATGTTAATATCGTTGTTTCTGTTACTGTAGTAGTAGCATTAGCTACGTAGTTAGCTTGCTCCTTTTCTTTTTCTTTGCTAACATTAGCTATTTGCTCTACTTCTACCTTTTTAGCTACATTATTTATAGCCTCCGCAATTTTCTCAAGCTGGGATACACACTCGTTTTCTAATTCTTTCCTATCCCATTTAGAATTTGCATTAACTATAACATCAATTAGCTCTTTCTTTTTATTTTCTAATAAGGACAACGCTTGCGTAACTATCTTTTTGTCCTTATCGTCGAGCTTTTCAATAAGCTCGTTTAATGTTAATTTTTTTTCTTCTTCCATTTCTTTCATTTTTTTATTGTTATTGTTATTTATATTATTAGCAAGTTGCTGATTATTTCTAATACCACAACCTGCTTTATAACTACATGCTCCAGTCTGCTCCCCTAAAACAGCCAAGTGGTCAGGTTCATAGTTCTGAACTATGCCGATGTATTTTTTATCATTATAAACGCCTTCTGTATTTTCTATTTCGCTGTAAATACCAACACTAACTTCTATGTTATAATTTTTGTTAATTAAATCGTGTAAATGTACATATTTATTTTGTAATAAAGCGCTGTCTATATATGCGTAACCTTGTAATGCTTGTTTTTGCTCGTTGTAGCTTACATTGTCTAAAAAACCTAAAACATCAGTGCCATTGTCTTTGACACTTACATACTCGTTATTCAATGTCGGGTGCATGTAAGTAATAGGTATCTTATTAAATTTTTCTGCATAATCTTTGAATATATCTGCTTTGTGTAATAGAGCACCTGCACTCCCTTCTAATATTCCTTCTTTTAGAAATACAACGGGTAATTTGATGTAATCTTTGCCATTTATTTCTACATGTTCTAAATTAAATTCATTTGCTATTTGCTCTACTTCAGTTCTTGCTGCCTCAAATGTTTTTCCATCATGCTCTTTGCAGTGCTCTGCAGCTTGTGCCTGAGTCCATACATCTTTCGGGTATCTATAAGATTGTACTTCGCTTCCACCATCTTTTAAAAAACCTATAATTGCATAGTATTTTTTACCTTCATGTTCTAATTCTTTTCTTGCAAAACGTTCATATCTGCCTGGCTCTTGCACCCTGCAAGCGTGCTCATTTGGATACGGCTGAACTATAAATATTTTATCCATACATATAATTTTTTACAAATTTAAATAATTTTTTTCATATAGTATACTTTTTTAAAAATTTTTTTAAAATAATGCTCCTAATAATATTATACAGTAGATAATTATTATCACTAAAAATATTAATGCTATTATACCACAACCAATATCCTTCATATCATTAGCTGCTTTATCTAATTTCTCCTGCTTTTCTTTAATTTCGTTATCTTCCATAATATATATTTTTTTATTTTTATTTCACAATAGGTACAAACGTACAACGACACTGTGAATGTACAGGTATCGAATTTCTAATTTCAACTAACTTACATATTTCGTGGTGCATAGAAGCGCATTTATCACAAATAATTAAACATCCTATGTTTTTTATGTTTTCAGCGTTTTTGTTTATTTTGTCCTGCTTTTCTTTAATTTCGTTATCTTCCATAATATATATTTTTTTATTTTATTTCACAATAGGTACAAACGTACATCTGCAACGTGGGTGCATCGGTATCAAACCTCTTATTTCTTCTAATGTAAATACCTGCAAATGCAATCTTGAGCATTCATCACATACTCTATCATCATACCCTGCAATATATTCTGCATATACTTGCCCTTTTTCATATCCCATCCTTAGACACTCTTCAACTGCTCCATTTATATGTGCTGCTATACATTCTGTTCGTGCTAATAAACTGGCTCTGTTTTTTGTACTAATAGTTCTACCTAATTTATCTTTTATAGATATATCAGCCATCTTGCCTTTCTCTATAAGTTCTACCAAATTGTTTGCAATTTCTTTCGGCGACAAACCATTTATAAAACCTTCACTTAATGCTTTTGCCAACTGCTTACTCATATCAGATGTTATTCCTTTTAAATTTTCATAATTTCTTAAAAACATTTGTGCAACCCTTTCAATGTGTACCGGTGTATGCATTACTGCATCAAAATCTTTAAAATCATATATACCTTGCTGCTTTAAATCAAATCTAATGTCCTGCACTCCTCTTTTATAACTTTCAAATATATAAACATTCCCCCAAAATTCATTCACTTCTCCAACATCTGCCATTACTCCTAATCTTAACAAGTCTTCATTTATCAAACCATTTAGCCAATCTATAAACGCTTGTATTTTTTTAGTATTAGTATCAAAGCTAAAAGCCCTCTGCGGTGGTGGTGTAAGTTGCATAATTGCAAATTGTTCATTCAAACCAAATACATCTCTATCTACTATTGCATACTCTATTACTTTTTCTATTTTTTTAATCTTTTGCAATAAAGCTCGTTCATACTTTAACTGTAAACGTAAAATATTTGCAGGGTCTTTCTTATCTTTTATATGTGTCTTAAAATCATTTACAATTATTCTATTCATCTTCCATTTCTTTTTCTTTGCTAAAAATAACATCATTTATATTTTGCAAATCGTTTGTGATTTCCTCAATTTGTGCATCGGTGAAGCCTAAAACAATACGCATAAAGGTTTCTTTCGGCATAAATTCTTCGTTGTAAGGATTTGCAGTAAATGTATTTATCGCTTGTGCTAATTTTAAAGCACGTTCAGTTCGCTGGTTTATGTCTTCGTCATAAACACTTTGCCACTCTACCGTGTAATCAGTCTGTTTTATTGTTCCTATTTCTATTAGTCTTGCCATTAGTTTATTCAAAATTTCGGGTTCAGCAAAAGCTTTCCTTCGTGCCCAGATAACTTCATTAAAAGATTCTTTATCTTGCGAGCTTGCAAGCTCTCCACGTTCACTTCCAAATAAAATTCTTTTCGGTATTCCCGTTAGAGCACAAATAATTTGAAATTGTACATCTGCAAAATTACTCGGATCTGCAATTTGTTGCTGCAAACTTTCTATCTTGTCAACATACTGTGTAGCTATAAACCTTCTTAAGTTATGCTCAAACTTTGTTAAGCTTTGCTCTAATTTGTTAGCAATCTCTTTATCATCTGCATATGCATTATCGCTAATATCAACATGATATCCAGGTCTTGCACCTCGCCAAAACATCTCTGCTGAAGCTCCTATGATTTTATCTAAATCTTCAAGTCTATGATAAATCGGCAATAAAAAAGGTACACCTCTTAAATCATCATCTAATGCGTCGTAAACAACGTGTATTATTCTCGTATAATGCACTTGTAATGTTATTGTATCATTATTGTTATTTATTTTTACTTTGTAAAATAGAGGTTGTCCATATCTTTTATTACTACTATCACCTTCAAAAATATACATCTCGCAATTACTTTGCGAGAGCGGTGTTACATAAAGTAATTTACTACCTTTATTAACAGGTCTTTTAAATTCATCTTCACTCTTAACATCATTAAAACCTAATAGTAAACAAGAATACTCCCCTATCATAGCTAATTTATCAAGCTGCAATAATTTCTTTTGTAATCTTAATGTTTTATTTATTTCATTCCAAGCTTTATAAAGCGAATTTTGCTCATTATCTTCCTCGCTAACATTATAAACACTTACATCACCTCGCCAAGTGTAATTACATAACTTATCTATTATTGCTTTTGCTATATCCTGATTTCTATACCTTGCATAAAAATCTGCAAACCGGGGTGCTAAATTATAACCAAGTGAAGTGTAAATATCTCTATCTCCTCCATACTGCATAAATAAACTTGCAAAATCAAGCCTATTTAAACTCTCTTGCAAATCAGTAATACGTTTATTTAGCTTTTCATAACTTTGTAATATATCTTGCTTTTTCATATATATTTTTTTGCTAATTTATATAATTTTTTTTACTTAACTAATAATTAAAAACTTTTGCTTTATTACCTTTTACTAACATATTAAATGCCCCACTTGTTGCATCCACCTGGTCTTTATATTTGCCATACGGAAAATACTCAAGCTCCCTTTTATATTCTGCATTCCAACCACCTCTTAGCATATATACATTGCCAGCATTTAATTGCACTGCTAAAACATCTGCCCTTTTTATTTTATCTCCTGTCGGTCTATCTGCTATACATCTAAAACCTGCAAGGTTTCTTATAGTAGCTTCTGCACTTTCTTTTCCACCCGAACCAGGCTCCTGCTCAATGTAAATAATAGTATCTGTTCCATCTCCTATAGCTACTTGCTTTATTATTTTTTCCCTTTCACTTGCTTCCCATTGTCCTCTAACAACATCTAATATGTAAAATCGATTATCAGGCGTTTTAGCCATCTTTACTCCTACAGTGTAACAACCAGCTTCATGTGTACCCGCTTTGTCCCAATATCTAATAA